TGGCAGCGTGGCAAGACTGGCGCTGTGATCCCAAAGTCACTGGGTACCTTCAAGACCTTCGAGGAGGCAGCCGCCTTTGCGGAGGAGGCCAAGTACGGCGAAGAGAAGCGGTACAACAAGATCCACGACTGGAAAAGCAAATATGCCAAGAAGTAACTGTCCAATCTGCGGCATCCAGAGTACGGGTGGCAAGCCGCACAACTACCACAAGAACTCTGCACGGCGGAAAGGCTACACGCAGGAGCAGGTGCAGGCTTGGTCGGTACAGACTCGAGAGCAGAACGCTGTGGTCGCTATCGTCTGTGACGCTGTGGACTTGGCCAGACAACCAGATGGCTGGCAGTCAAAGCCAAAGAAGTCTCGTAAGGAGTACCATCAAGCCTACTATTGGCGTCATGCTGATAAGCGTAGGATGCAGCGCCGAGTGAGCAAGTCTTTGCGCCGCAGGGTGCGGCCATTGATCGCAGAACTATGCAAGGCAGTTGACCTTGGCAGAATTACAGCGGGGTGGTGAATGGGTAAGCGACAAAGAGAACGCGGAGCCGAGACAGAGCGTGAGGTGTGCGAGAAGATCGCAGCCGGTACTGGCTGGGTGGTCAAACGCGAACTAGGGCAGGCTCGTGACGGGGGATGCGATATTCGCCTTGGGCAGTTTGTGCTCGAGGTGAAGCGCCGTAAGTCCATAGCGGTCTACGAATGGGTTGACCAGGCGGTTGCAGCCTGTGCGCCTTATGAGGTTCCAGTGGTCGTGTGCCGCGGTGATAAACGAGAGTTTCTCGTGATCCAGCGACTTGAAGACTGGATGAAGATGGCCAAGAAAGAGTTACCAGACAGATGAAGTGCCCGAAGTGCGCCAAGCCTTCCGAGGTCGTGAAGGTTTACCAGTTCCCAACGGAAGCGCGCCGTCGTCGTGAATGCCTAACCTGCGGCTTTAGGTTCACGACTGCAGAGAAAGTCTGGCGCCGGGTTTATGCTGACGAGATCAAGAACAAGCCGATACCTCGCAACATGCGAAAGCATCTGCAAGAGGAGAAGCCAAAGAAGTCTTACAGCAACTTTGACGTGGTTGGGCTGACTGACTACGACATGGACTATGAAGACGTTTCAACCTATGTGCATGTGAGTGACGACTGATGGCAGGGACACCAATTAAGCGAGCAAAGAGGCAAAAGGCTCAGGAGTTGATGAACACTCAAGACTTCTGGGATCAGCTCTGGATTCATTTGGGCGACGGGCATTCGCTGCGGTCGTTTACTGGCGATGGCAGCATCGTGCCGTACTCTGTGCTGTTTGATCGTATCCAGAAAGATCCGGCACTAAACGAGAAATACGAACTGATCCGCAACGCTCGAGCGCTTGCGAATGCTGAACGCATTGAGCAACTAGCCGAGAAGGTTGAACAGGAGCAGATCGACCCGAACGCTGCAAAGGTCAGCATCGGCGCGCGTCAGTGGCTGGCCGAAAGGATGGACGCAAAGCGCTGGGGTAATAAGATTCAGCAGGACATCAAGCTGACTGACACAACGCAACTGCACCTGCAAGCCGTACGCGATTTGATGCGGACAGTGGCTCACGTTGAGCCGCAAAACAGTACTTCCGACACATCGACGCGGTCGATTGCTGGCGCGCGCGACACTAAAGACTGATGTTACGTTATAACATAACACTCAATTTATGCACGATCATGTGCATAATCACGCGCCGCGCGACAGTCGCGCAGTCGAGCGCTCGTAAGTGCTTGATTCGCAAGGGCTTGTGCGCGGAGTTCGTATAATACCCATTATGTTAAATTGTGCATAACCTGTGCAAAACCTGTGAATTCCCCCTCAAATGCGACCGATGCGCGACTACCCCCCCCCGGGTATACCCCCTGCCGGGGGCGGGCGCTGGCGTAACCCCACATAGGCCGATCCGAAAAAAATGCAGAATCCATACCTGGACTTCGTAAAACGCTACCACAGCGATCCTGTGGCGTTTGTGACAGAGGTGCTTGGGGTCACCCCAGACCCATGGCAAAAACAGCTCCTAGGGCTTCTGGCTGCGGGAGAACGCAAAGTCTCCGTCAGGTCTGGCCACGGCACCGGAAAGTCCACCGCCGCCTCGTGGGCGATGCTCTGGTTCATGCTCACCCGCGTCCCGGTCAAGGTGGTCGTCACCGCCCCCACAGCCAGTCAGTTGTTCGACGCGCTTTTCGGTGAATGCCGCCGCTGGGCGAAGCTCCTACCCCCCGCCATAGGGGAGTTGCTCGAGATCAAGTCCGACCGTATTGAATTAAAATCTAGCCCGGAAGAGGCCTTTATCTCAGCCCGCACCAGTCGCGCCGAACAACCCGACGCCCTGCAGGGTATCCACGCCGAGTGGGTGCTACTGGTGGTGGACGAAGCCCCCGGCGTCTCGGAGGCGGTCTTCGAGTCAGCGGGCGGCAGTATGTCCGGCCACAACGCCACCACGCTGCTGCTCGGCAACCCCACCCGCACTCAGGGGTACTTTTACGACACCTTCCACCGTCTTTCCAACGAGTGGAAAAACCTGCACGTCTCCTGCCTAGATTCGCCGCGCGTGTCAGACGAGTACGTTGCGGAAATGCGCGCCCGGTACGGTGAGGGTTCAAACGCCTTCCGAGTGCGCGTGCTGGGCGAGTTCCCGCTGGCTGACGATGACACGTTGATCAGCCTTGAGTTGGCGCAGGCGGCGGTTGACCGTGACGTGGTACAGAACCCCGGCGCACCGATCTTGTGGGGGTTGGACGTGGCGCGCTTTGGCACCGACTCCTCTGCGCTCTGTAAGCGCCAGGCCAACGTCGTGCCGGAGGCGATCAAGACGTGGAAGAATCTAGACCTGATGGCACTGACCGGCGCCGTGCTGCACGAGTGGGAGAGTTGCGACTTCAAGAATCGCCCGGTCGAGATTCTGGTGGACAGCATCGGGTTAGGCGCTGGCGTGGTGGATCGCTTGCGCGAGTTGAAGTTGCCCGCCCGCGGCATCAACGTTGGCGAGTCGCCAGCGCTCAAGGCGCAGTACGCCAACCTGCGTGCTGAGTTGTGGGGCAAGGCCAAGGCATGGCTGGAGGCGCGCGATTGCAAACTGCCGCGTGACGAGCGGCTGGTCAATGAACTATCGTCGCCTCGTTATTCGTTTATGAGCAATGGCAAGCTAAAGCTCGAGAGTAAGGAAGACATGAAGCGACGCGGGCTAGCATCGCCTGACGTGGCGGATGCTTTTGTGCTGACCTTTGCGGGAGATGCCGCCACGGCGAGCAGTGGCTACACCAACGTATGGAACAAGCCGGTCAAGCGGCAGGTGAGAGGGATCGTATGAGCATTGACCATCTCGGCGGTTACATTCCAGAGGGCGACCGCGCAACGTGGATGCCTGACATTTGGGGATATATCGCGCTGCACTACGGCATCAAGTCGGTGATTGATGTGGGCGCCGGTATGGGCTGGAATATCAAATGGTGGCACGACCTTGGATTTGATGCGCGCGGCGTTGAGGGGCACCCGATACCGCTTGCTGAGAGTCCGGTGCGCGACATCCTCGTGGCGCACGACTATGAGAAGGGCGCATACGATCCGGGGCGCGAGTATGACCTCGGCATCTGCACTGAGTTTGTGGAGCATGTAGACCAGAAGTGCGAGCAGAACTGGTTCAAGACGCTGCACCGCTGCAAGTATGTGCTGATGTGCCACGCAGTGCCTGGGCAGGGTGGCCACCACCACGTCAACGAGCAGACGACGGATTATTGGATTGAGCGCTTTGGCGAAAACGGCTTTAAGTGCGACTGGATTACCTCCTGCATGTTCCGTGAGACGGACAAGCGGCAGGGGTCTAGTTGGGGGAGGCCGACGTTGTTGTTCTTTGTGAGGGATTTGTGAAGTATTACTGCATCACGCTCTCGGAAACACCGGAGCGCACCGAACACGCGCGCCAGCAGGCCGCGAAGGTGGGCATTGAGTTAGATTTTATTTACGGCATCTTTGGCAAGACCATGCAGGTCAAGTCCGAGATTCCGATGCACACCGACTACTATGTGACTCGAGGTGCCACTTGCTTGGTGCTGTCGTGGCACATCGCGTGGCAGATTGCGTGGCGCGAGGGTCACGAGGAGTTTGTGATCTTTGAGGACGACTTCATACTGCCTGACAACTTTAACGAGCGCTGGGCAAAGATCCGCTCTGAGATTCCAGAGTGGTGTGACTTGGTGTATCTGAACTCTTGCTGCACCGCCGACAAGCCGAGCAAGAAAGAATCCGAAAACTTGCGCGAGACGAAGTACCCGCTTTGCACGGCTGCCATCTGGCACCGCCGCCGTGCCATTCCCACCCTGCAGCAGTACACGAAGCCGGCCAACACGCCGGTTGATATCCTGCTTGAGTGGTACGCCCTGCCGCACCTGCGCGTGTTGACCGCAACGCCGCCGCTGGTGACGCAGGCCACGCAGGATTTGGCGGTGCCGATGCCATCAACCATACACATGTGAGGGAGAGATGAATGTTAAAGCCAAGCGACGTGGCGCTGTTTCAGAAGCGCCTCGACAAGAAAGCGCCGCAGAAGCCGGAGCCAAAGAAGCCGCCCGAGCCGCCGAAGGATTCCCCGCCACCGAAGGCGGCGTAGTCCTGGCGGATCATCTGCCGTCGTCCGCCTTTTCGCGCATTGAGATACCGAACGAGCAGTATTCGCCATGCAACCCGTCGATCACCAAGGATGATGACGGGTTTTTGCAGTGCCTGGTTCGCACGGTTAACTACGAACTAGGCGACGAGGATGGGATCTGGTTCCGCGGCGACCCTGCGCCTAATACGCGCAATTATCTGATTCCGATTGGGGTTGACCTAAAGCCCGGAACGCCAAAGTGGGTGGACGACCTGGATGTGCGCCACACCCGGATGCCAGCGCGTGATGGCCTAGAGGATGGCCGCCTGCTGTACTGGCAGGGTGCGTGGTGGTTTACCTGTAGCGCCCTGCACCACGGCCCTCGAGTACGCACAACAATGGCGTTGTGCAAACTAGACGGCACTCGGGTATCGAATCTGGAGTTCCTGCACAGCCCGCATGGCCGTGAGATGGAGAAAAACTGGGCGCCGTGTGTGAACTCTGACCGCCTTTGTGTGGTCTATGCTCATCACCCATCGGAATCTTACGAGATTGCCCCCCACCGCCGCCGTCTGTACCTAGGGGGCTTCCACGACTTGGAGCGCTGGTCTGGCGGTTCGCAGTTGATCCGCTACGGCGACGGGTGGCTTTCGGTGGTACACCAGCGCCGCAAGGAGCGAAACCGGGTGTATTACGTCCACCGCCTAGTCACCTATGGCTCAAATTATGAGCCACTGCACGCTGGGCGTGAGTTCTACTTTAAGGGGCGGCAGATTGAATTCTGCGCTGGCCTAGTGGAGCATGAGGGGCGGTATGTCATGTCATTCGGGGTGAAAGACCGGGAGGCATGGCTGGTGTCTTTAGCAAAAAATCAGATTGCGTCTCTTCTCGCGTGACAATAGAGGAGGGATTCTTTCGGCACGGGTGCCGGTTTTATGTATAACCAAGACGGTTCTATCATTGAGCAGACCGAGATTGCCATGGGCGGCTTTGAGCCTATGGACGATTCGGAACTCGAGGCATTGGTTGCCGGAGAGTTGACCGACGCCGTGTCGTTTATTGACGCGGAGTTGTCGCCGGTTCGCGCCCGTGCCATCCAGTATTACCGCGGTGAGCCGTTTGGTAACGAGGAAGAAGGCCGCTCCCAGGTAGTCAGCACCGATGTGCGCGACACCATCAACGGCATCATGCCGTCGTTGATGAAGGTGTTTTTCGGCTCCAATCGCGTGGTGCAGTTTGTGCCGCGTGGGCCGGAAGACATTGCCAGCGCCGAGCAGGCGACCGATTACGTCAACTGGATTTTCCAGAACGACAACAACGGGTTTTTGCTTTGCCACAGCGTTTTCAAGGATGCGCTGCGCGGTGCGCTTGGCGTGGCCAAGTATTACTGGGAAGAGAAGATCGAGGTCAAGACCGAACACTACACCGGGCTTGACGAGTCCGCGCTGACCGTCCTTCTCTCTGAGCGTGACGTGGTGGGCAGTGCCATTGAGTCAATGGATGACCCGTCATACCAGCCGCCCGTTGACCCGATGACCGGGCAGCCGGTGGTTGATCCGGCTACGGGTATGCCGCTGCCGGTGCCGCAGATTTACAACGTCGAACTCAAACGCGAGTACAAGTCTGGCCGCGTGCAGGTTGAGGCTGTTCCGCCCGAAGAGTTCTTGATTGACCGCCGTGCGCGCTCGGTTGAGGATTCGGTGGTCGTGGCGCACCGCCGCATGATGCGCGTCTCTGACTTGGTGGCGCTTGGTTACGACGAGGAAGAAGTGCGCGCTCAGATGGGTGCGTATGAGTTGGACTCCAACGACGAGTATATTGCGCGCAACCCATACGCCGAGTCTTATGGCCCCGGTGGCACGCAAGACGATAAGCGCGTGCTGTACGTTGAAGCCTACATGCGTGTGGACTATGACCGCGATGGCATCGCCGAGTTGCGGAAGGTTTGCACCATCGGGCCGTCGTACAAGATGGTGATGAACGAGCCCTGCTCACATCGCCCCTTTGCGCTATTCTGCCCAGATCCAGAGCCGCACGCACTGATCGGACTTTCCATCTTTGACATGACCGCAGACTTGCAGCGTATTAAGTCTGCCGTCATGCGTAATATGTTGGACTCTCTCTCGCTTGCCATCCATCCTCGAGTGGGCGTTGTTGAGGGGCAGGCCAACATGGATGACGTGCTGAACACCGAAGTCGGCGGCGTGATTCGTATGCGCCAGCCTGGCATGGTTCAGCCGTTTGCTGTCCCGTTTGTGGGACAGGCCGCATTCCCAATGCTCGGGTACTTGGATGAAGTACGCGAGACGCGCACCGGCATGAGCAAGGCCGCTATGGGCTTGCAGGCCGATGCGCTACAGAGCACCACCCGCGCGGCAGTTGCCGCGACCGTCAGC